ACACTTCCTTCTCCCTGGGAAGTTCCTTCGACTCCTCTCGGCGGGTGGTGTTTTTCTCCCTTGGCACCACCCGCTTTTTCTTTGCCTTCATCCCAAAATGATGTATATGTAGATTGCGCCGTGGAAAGCGCATCGCAGGAAGTTTGGTCAGGCCCTTTTGTGTTACGTCTGGTCGGACCGTAGGTTTAATCAGACGCCGCTGCCGGAATTTCCACCCGGTCAGGCGTAACACAAAGGGGCTTTCTTATGAGCCAGCACCATTTCGACATCTCCGACGCGCAGAAGTATGGCGTGAACGCCGCCGTGATCCTTAACAACATACGGTTCTGGGTCACCCATAGCGCGGCCAATGACAAAAACAAGCATGACGGACGGTATTGGACGTATAATTCCGTCAGGGCGTTTAGTGAACTATTCCCATATCTGACTGAAAGACAAATCCGCACGGCGCTCAATAAATTAGAGGCCGCTGGCGAGATCATCACCGGCAATTTCAACAAAATTGGATATGACAAAACGAAATGGTACTCATGTCCAATCGATTTGACTTTAAAGTCAAATGGAGTTGACCGGGATGTCAAACCTATACCAGATATAAACACAGATGATATAAACACAGATATAAAACCAGATTCCGCCGGCATGGATTTGGAAATTGATAAATCCGAAAACGGCATGTCGGCGATGAAACATGACCTGGACGAGGACGACTTCGCTATGTGGTGGGCTGCTTACCCTCGTCAGGTCTCTCGGAAGAAAGCCAGGGACGCTTACATGGCGGCGTCCAGAAAGGTCGATAGGGCAACTCTACTCCGTGCGGCCGAGGGATACGCAAAAGAGGTGAAGGGCCGAGACAAAGAATACATCACCATGCCGGTGAAGTTCCTCAGAGAGGAGATGTGGGAGGACTACGACAACAGCAAGCGCCGCCCCTACATGCTTGACGGCGAGGAGAAGATGCTGACTACTGAGGAGGCGGAATACTTAGGCGCTTACAAAAAGGGAGAAGACTAATGGAGATACTGGAGTTGAAGTCGCGGCTTGATGTTGAGGGAGTTTGCAAACATCTGCTGCCGGGAGGAAAGAAAATTGGCCCCGAGTTTGAGGCGGGTTCAGTCAACGGTGAGGCGGGGAAGTCCCTTAAGGTGAAGCTAACAGGGGGCAAGGCCGGTATTTGGTCTGACTTTGCCACTGGTGAGGCTGGGGACCTCATCGACCTTTGGAGATTATCCCGCGGGATCAGTTTGGGGGAAACACTCGACGAGGTGCGGGCTTATCTTGGGATCACGGACCATAAGTTTGACCGGCCGAAAAAGGAATCCTTCAAGATACCGGAGAAACCCAACGTCCACGCAGTAAAAACCGATTACCTGTCCAACAGGGAGATTGGTGACGAGGCTATCAAGGCCTACAAGGTAGCAGAGATGGACGGGAAGTTGATATTTCCATTTTTCTGGAAGGATCATATCGCTCTGTACAAGATGCGGGAGATCGGCCCGGAAGGAAAACCCCGCCCCACGGAGGCCAATTGCCGGCCGGTATTATTTGGGTGGCAAGCAATTCCAGATGACGCCAGACAGGTGACCATTTGTGAAGGCGAGATCGATGCCCTCTCACTGTGGGACTATGGATACCCGGCATTGTCTGTCCCGTTTGGTGGTGGGGCTGGTGCCAAGCAGCAGTGGCTGGAGCATGAGTTCCATAACCTGGACAGGTTTGAAGAGATATTCCTTTGCCTAGACAATGACGAGGTGGGTCAGGTCGCCGCGGAGCAGATTGCTGATAGGCTGGGTAGGCATCGATGCCGGTTTGTCATCCTGCCTGAGAAGGACGCCAACGACTGCCTTCAGTTGGGCATTGCCGAGGAGGAGATCCACAAGTGCTTTGATGATGCCCGCCATTCTGACCCAGAGGAACTGGTCTCGGCTGGTGAGTTCTTTGATGCGGTGGAGAACATCTTCCGCCCTAAGGAGGGTGAGTTCAGTGGATACACGGTCCCCTGGTCCGATTTACGGGGGCATATTGTGTTCCGACCCAACGAAATTACCTTGTGGACTGGCGCAAGCGGCGCCGGGAAAAGCCAACTACTTAGCCACGCCTTGGTGGGAATGATGGACGAAGGCGCAAAGGTATGTCTCGCAAGCTTGGAGATGACGCCATCACAGAGCATCAAACGCATGGTGAAACAGTTGGGCAACGTAGACGTGCCGACAGAGCCGTTTCTGAGGGCATGTATAGATTGGCTGGACGACCAGTTGTGGCTTTACAATTTCGTCGGACGTGCCGGCGTGGAGACTTTGCTGGAGGGGTTTGAGTATGCCCGCAAACGATATGGCGTGGATACGTTCGTCATCGACAGTTTCATGCGGCTGGGAATTGGCGTGGACGATTACAAGGCACAGGATGACGCCATATTCCGATTAACCGACTGGGCAGTGAACCGGCCGGTACATCTCCACTTGGTCGCACATGCCAGAAAATCCGGCGAGCATTCGGAGGTCCCGGAAACCGAGAGCGTAAAAGGCACCAGCGAAATCGGATCTAATGCGTTCAACATTCTCGGCGTTCACCGGAACCGCAAGCTAGAAGACGACATCGCGCAGGCGGAACTGGCCGGCGATACAGAGAAGCTTGCCACCATTTCCGATTTACCGGGGGTGACTGTAAATGTCGCTAAACAGCGGAACGGCGATTTTGAGGGAAAGCGAAAATTGCATTTTGATCTACAGACATATCGATATTCAAGCGCGGGCCGCGATGGTAAGCGATACGTTAACGCATAGCATGGCCAAAATGGCATGCTACAGGCGCGAGTCTGGTTTCCAGGTGCTAGGGCAAGGGAAAACGGAGTCGGCTCTATACGGGCAAAAAAAGACGCCCTCAAAAGAGGGCGCCGAGGATGGTTAAAAGGATTGTGTAATTTATCAGCAGGATAACCCAGCCGTTCAAGCGGCTCCGCTAGCGCTCGGCGCTTTTGTCCTCACTACGAAGCCTGATTCATAATCATTGCGGGCTTTTCCCTTCGCCTTTAACCCGACAACGACTCCGCGCTCGTCCGCCGGCCGCCAGTCTGATTCATCGCCATCGATAACTTTGAACCCGTGCCAAGTATCCGGCAATTGATCAAATACCACGGCGACATTTCCGCCGGCCCTGAGTACCTCCAGGCAATCAGCATCATTTGATTCGGTGCGCGAGAATGTTATGTGATAACCGGCGCCGCCGGCTGCGCGTTTGCGAATCTTGCTATAATCGTAGGGCATGACGCCTTGGCGCTTGCAATAATCGATAACGGATTCGCCGGGTTCAATTTCAATCCGCTCCCACGGGATGTCACTGGTGGCGTTGAGTCTAATCCCTGGTTTCAGGTTTTTCCGTCGCGCCGTTCGGCCCAAATGGAAAATGTCCTCGGCCAATAGCACTAGGAACGCGGCCCGCTGCTCAAAATACAATCGGGTTTTCGCAATCCTTGCCCGCGTTTTGCCGGCCATATATGCCGGGTTGCCGGCGGTATGGAGACAAGCCTCTATGCATCCATTAGATGCGCCGGCGCAAACATTGAAACCCGAAAGCTTGGCCGGCGCCAAATGCAACGGGGCCGTTAAGATTCCGAATTTCATGTTTTTAGCAACCTTTGGATTGCTATCAGGTTTCGATATCAAGAAACCCCGGGATTTGACGTTGATTCCATATTCAGCGGCGATCGCTTTTGCTTTATTCAATTCCATTATTCCGACTCCCTTTCTTCCATAGCGCCGCCGCAATCCATGCATTCGACTCCAGTAGTATCAATCTCGGATTCTTTCCAGGTTTGCGCTTCATAATCCCAATACATATTGATGCCAAGAATCACAGCATTGGTTCCGGCACAATAGGTGCATTGATAATAAGTTTTCATTTTCGACTCCCTTTAAAAGTATTCATATTCAGCGGTAACGCTAGCGGTAAGCTTACCGTCGACGAAAACATCATCTTCGCATAGAGATTCTAGTATAGCGTCCAGTGTTTTCGTCTGGATTCCACAAGGGAATTCAAGCTTGCCAATAAGGATCCGCGATTCTTCCTGGCCCTTGATCTGATATGTTTGGATTATTTTAACGGTGGTTTTCGTGCTAATCATCTTTTTTCCCTTTCATGTGCCGGATGATTCCAGCGATAAGAGGCCGGGAAAACCCAGCCCCTTACGCGATGCAATCATTCACTCAAAAGCAATTCCTTCAATTCCTTAACGGTTCGGCCCGATATGATGCTCAATTCCTGCAGCGTTAGGCTCAGGTTTGAATCGAATAGATCGATAATCGCTTGGTCATCGTCAAACGGGTTTAAGATATCTTCGTTTAACATTGTCTCGACTCCTTTAGTTAGCTAGCGCCAGAAAGAAAACCATCAACCACCACGTCACGCCGGCAATGATAGTTGATTGAACGAAAAGCTTAAGCATGTCGCGAATTCTCATGATTCAGGCTCCCTTTTTAGCGGCCGCCATAAGCGATTCAGTTTCATCAAGGCGCTTATTAAAAGCCGCTATCTTGTTTTTAAGCGCATTATTGGCCTCGTTAAATTCGTCCAGTTCCTTGCGAACGGCGAAAGCGAGTTTGATATATTCAAACATTGATAGACTCCCTTTTTAA